GTGATCATGAGGACAAGTCATCATTGTATCAGATACCATACAAGAATATGGTACAGGCAATGTTTGAAATGCCTGATGACAATTCTTATGATATGTTGTATGATAATCTTAAGGCACAGGAAACTATATCATTCTGGTCTACCAGTTTTATTCGTGGAACTACATTAGATAATTCTATTGTTATAATTGATGAATGTCAAAACTTAAACTTCCATGAGTTAGATAGTATTATCACTCGTGTAGGACAGGACAGTAAGATTATATTCTGTGGTGATGCTGCACAAACTGACTTACAAAAGATTAGTGAGCGTACAGGTATCATTGACTTCCAACGTATCATTCAGAACATGGAAGAGTTTTCTTTGATAGAATTTAATATAGAGGATATTGTTAGGTCTGGTCTCGTTAGATCTTATCTAATCAATAAAATTAATTTAGGATTATGAAATTATATAATCACATGGGACTTGATCCTATTGAATTATGTGCTACAATGGTGGAAGGCAAACGCTTGTACACTACACCCGAAGGAGATAGGTTTCCATCTGTCACCACTGTGATTAGTAATAATGCCGAGAAGAAAAAAGCAATAGCAAAATGGAGGCAAAGAGTAGGCACAGAGAAAGCAAATAACATCAGTGCTAGATCAACACATAGAGGTACAAAATATCATTCCATTGTAGAAGATTATCTTAACAATGAATTGAATCTGTCAGAGTATGGTAAGTATCCACTTCCAGTTCTGATGTTTCAGCACAGTGTCAAGACTCTAGAACGGATAAATAATATATACCTCCAAGAAGCAGCACTTTACAGTAGGCATCTTGAACTGGCAGGAAGAGTGGATTGCATTGCTGAGTTTGATGGCGAACTATCTATCATTGATTTCAAGACATCTGCTGAACCAAAACGAGAACAATACATGTATGATTATTTCGTACAGGAAACTGCTTATGCATGTATGCTTCAAGAACAGTATGATATAACTGTAAAAAAATTAGTAACAATCGTTGCTTGTGAGAATGGAGAAACTCAAGTGGTATCACACCCACCTAAGAAAGAATTTTTCATCAAGTTAATGACATACATTGACGAATACCAACAACGATATGGACAAAAAACAATTATTAGAGGATAAATTTATGACCGCTGCGAGATTCTCGCAGGAAGTGGAGAAGATTGCATTTGACAATCCCGATATGAATTACATTGATTCGGTCATCCACTACTGTGAGGTGAATGAAATTGAACTAGATAGTGTAGGTAAATTAGTAAGTAAACCATTGAAAGAAAAACTTCGTCACGAAGCACAGCAACTAAACTTTATGAAGAAAACATCCAGAGCAAAATTAATGTTAGTATGAGTTTTTTTAAATCCGATATCGTTAGAGGAGACATCCAAGAGATGATGGAACTACAACAGTTCTGTTTTCGTTCTGCTATGAATTTTATTCTATTAGATAAAGATAGGAAGTTAGAATACTTTGAAGCACTAGAGTCTCTAATAGAAAAGCAAAAGATTTTTTATGCTCGTGCCAAGTTGAGTGAAGACCCAGAAGCAAAGTCTGTGGTTGACACAATGAAACAAGGCATTATAATGTTAGGTGCAACACCTGATACAAGTATTGAGAAAATGTTTACTGAACTTCTAGACAAAGTTCAGAACATGAAGAAACAAACAGAGGCACAGGGTTGACGCCCGTTCCTGTGCCTGTTATTATGTGTAATTGAAAGGGCAACAGACCAAATCCAAATTAATCCGAGGTAATCTAAATGTCATTCGCAGATCTTAAGCGTAAATCCCAGACCAATTTTTCATTCTTACAGAAAGAATTAGAAAAATCATCCAGCAATAAAAATGTTGATGAGAGATTCTGGAAGCCCGAAGTTGACGCTTCTGGTAATGGATACGCAGTTATCCGTTTCCTTCCTGCTCCCGATGGAGAGACAGTTCCATGGGCAAAACTATACTCACATGCCTTTCAAGGACCAGGCGGTTGGTATATTGAAAACTCTCTCACCACAATAGGTGACAAAGATCCAGTTGGCGAAGTCAACCGTCGTCTTTGGAACAGTGGTGAAGATGCAGACAAAGAGACTGCTCGTAAGCAAAAGAGAAAACTCTCTTACTACAGCAACATCTTGGTCGTAAAAGATCCTAAGCACCCTGAGAACGAGGGTAAAGTATTCTTGTATAAGTATGGTAAGAAAATCCATGACAAGATTCTTGCAGCAATGCAACCTGAGTTCCAAGACGAAGAACCAATCAATGTCTTTGATCTTTGGGAAGGTGCTAACTTCAAATTGAAAATCAAAAAAGTTGCAGGGTTCTGGAACTATGACAGCAGTGAGTTTGATAGTGTGTCTGCTATTAGTGCAGATGATTCTGAATTGGAAGCGATCTGGAAGAAAGAATACTCATTAGAGTCATTCACTTCTAGAGATCAGTTCAAGTCTTACGAAGATCTTGAGCGTCGTTTAAATTTAGTTCTTGGTATAGGACAACCAGTTGCTACTGTTCCTACAGTAGATGACGAAGAGTTTGAACCTATTCCTACTCCAGTTGCTGCCACCCCATCACCTGTAAAAGAAGAAGCAGTAGTTGATGACGATGATGCGTTATCATACTTTGCGAAACTTGCAGAAGAGTAACTAATGAATGATCTCTGGGTTAACTATAAGGCAACCGTTGCTGAGTTATTCCCTGACATCCAATTTGTTCAGCGTCATGCTGAATGGACTAATAAAAAAGGTGTTAACCTTACTGCTGACCTCTACAAGGGTCAGCATTTTATTAAGTCTAGACAAATAGAGATATGGGATAACAAGTCTTGCACTATTCATAATAACATAATCTATCCTAAGACAGGAGCGAATCTCCCTTGCTTTGGCATGGATCTTATGGGTATGAGTGAGAAGAGGGTTGTATTAGTTTTTGATTTCCAACACCCAGTAGAACATTACTTATTCTCTACTGACAAACTACCAAAAGCAACTGGTACTTATAGGTTCTTTGAACCTGGCAATCATTTCTCAGAGAATATTTACGTTAGATATTGCAAACCACATGAGGTTGACGAACACTTACCTATGTTCAGAAGATATCTTGAAGTTTATAAAGAGATGATAGATGAACATAAACCTACTGGTGAAGACACGACACAGTATCATGACTTTGATGACTACATGATAAGATTAGATCCGATCTCAGGTTATCTATCCAATAGGTTTGGTAAGAAAGAAGCAGAGACTTTAATAAAAGAATTCTTCTTCAGTTATGCAAACCAAAATTGACAACTCAATTCCACAAAACCCAGAAAAAATTTCTGGGTATTTTTTTGTCAAAAAAGTCAACCAGTTTGTTTTAATCTCTTTGATACAAAATCTTTTGAATCTTTATAAAGATTCTGTTTTCTAAAGTCAGCAACAAATCCTCTGAAATATTTTTCTCTTAGTAAATATATTTCTCTCTTCTTTTCGTTCTCGTAATGATAATAATCTGCTATTGTAACAGGACTAGCAATTTCATTTCCATTTTTTGTTATTATAGATCCACCTATATTTAATTTGTGTTGACCATCATAAAAAGTTTTATCTACACGCAAACCTTTAGTATATGTTCCTATATCTTCTCTGATCTCATAGTGTCTGATCTCTGAGTATGGATCATCAAAATTACTTTCTATCACTTGTGCAAGATCATATCCAGATAGAGGCCAATCATACTGTGCATTGATTACATTGTTTGTAAGTAAGATAACCCAATCATAATATGGATTCCCGTATACTTTTTTAGCAATAGTATCTGGTCTTTCACCATCTTCAACAGCATATTTCTTGAAGTAAACAGCTTGAGAAAATATATCATCATTTAATTTATATCTACGAAAGAAATTTTTAGCAACAATGTAATCTGATTCAGAAAACGGAAACGATATTGGTTTCTGATCGTATGCTATGTTTGGTAAAATATTAAAATACATTAGTGGTTACCTGTTGCTATTTCTTCAGAGAAGATGAGTTTTGTCTCTAAAAAGTTTAGTTTTAATTCGTATGCTACAGGACCTCCATTAGAAAAAGTAGCATAGTTGTTGTCTGGTGTATAACTAACTGAAACATCAGTCAACGCACATAATTTATACTTAGGAAGCACTTGAATTTGATGACCTCCTCTCATGTAAGAAACTTGAACTAACTTTGGAACTTTTATAAAACCAGCATCTATTTCAGCACTGTTAGGATTTGAACCGACAGTAAGATCGGTATCTCCTATACTATATGATGGCAGCATTGCTCTCTTAAATTCTTTTATGATGGATAATATGTTTTGTTCATCTGTTTTATTATATGGAGACATCTTAAACGAATGATCAAAAGTTCTTAGATTCATTTCTTGAAATAGAACCTCAGTATTTGGGTTTCTTATGACACCTTTTGCTGATGAGAAAACATCACCAGTAGTTATTGTGTCTCCTGTAATTGATGTTGCTAATTTAGTTATAGATTCAGCAGCAGCATTAGTTCCTAATCTGCCAATAGCACCTTCAGCAGTCTTTCCAAGTTTTCCTAGAGAATCTATGAAATTATCTGCTCCAGCAGTACTAGAGATAATTCCAGCAGCAATATTTCCGAATGCTTTTCCTTGCCAACCAGCAGAAAAAGCATCTGCAATATCGTCTGGCATATAAAGTAGTATAGTTTTGTATCCTTCTGCTTCCTTAGCACTAAATGCCACACTAGAATTGTACGCACCTAAAGTTTGATTCAAAACTTGATCTTTACTCTTTTTACTTTTTGGTTCATATAAATTATCTCTTGGTCTCTCTACATCACTGCCAAAAGGTGGAACGTATTCATAAAATCTGAACATAATATAATCAGTTTCATCATGAATCATATCATTTGGATACCTGATAAGTTCTGTGCCTTCTGCAACCTTTGTAGTTAAAGGTTGGTTGATATAGTATGGAACATCATCTTCTTTAATTATTCCAGCAGCTACTAAAGTGTCTGCTGCTTCTTGATCTATATTATTAACAGCTTCATCATATCTAGCATCCGTAAAATATTGCTTCCCTGTTCCATGTGCTTTACATGCTGACTGACCATGATAAACCCATCTTTCACCATTCCAAACAGTACAAGTATTTTTCTTGCCAGGAATGTAGTCACCTTTTTCAGGCTCACCAAAATATGTCTCAATAACTTTTTGCCTCTTGCCTCTTTCAGTGAGTGGTGGCACATAGCTCTCTGGACGAGGTTGGTAGACTTTGACTGTTCTACCCCTCTTATTTGTGTAAGTTCTATATTGTCTTCCTGATGTTGGATCTGTCAAAGGAAACTCAATAGGACGGATCTGATCAGAGCGAGGTGTATTAGCCATCTAACAATTTTTAACTATTTAGTGCCATATTTACAGATTCTTTAGTTCCGTAACCTCTAACAACTCTCTGACCTCTAATTTTATCGTAGAAGTTTTCATCTGTATCATCCCAGACATCTTCTGCCTGTATTGGAATCTGTAAACGATTTGTATCTTTTACAAAGTCTTCTGTTGGTAGTAAGATTGCAGTATCCCACTCAGTAGCAGCAAGATCAATCATCAATCCCTGTACATGCTGCTGAATATATTTGTGAAAGC